GCGCGGAGTTCGAAAACCTCGAAGCGGTCCACGACCATTGCGAGGCGAGCGCCGACAAGCTCGGCGCCTACATCCAGAAGCGCGCCGCGCCCGCCGCGGACGACGAGGGCGCGGACAAAAAGCCGGCATCGGATCCGAGCGAGGACTCCGTTTCCGCGCAGACCAAATCCGATGGCGACGACGAGATTTCGCGGCGCCGGCAAGTCGCGCTGCGCGCGCGCATCGCGGCGCTCAAGCACATCGGCTGAATTTACGATTTTCCGCGACAGGCGGCCACAGGCCGCTCGCCTTGACTGGCGGGCGGCGGCGCGAACGCGCCGGAGCGTGTGGGAAGTGACGCTCGCGAACTGACCAATCAACACAAGGACTTCCTGTCATGGATCCCATTGCCAAACTGAATGGAGAACTCGACGTTCTCACCCGCAAGCTCGGCTCGGACGAGGCCATCAACGATGGCAAGTTGTTCGCCGGCATCGAGGCGGAAATCGCCGACCTGAACGCCAAGATCGACCGCGCCAAGGCCGCCAAGGCCCGCGCCGCGGCGCTCGCGCGTCCGGCCACCGAGATCGCCACCGAGTCAGCGCAGGACGACGCCGCCGGCTACGATGGCGTCGCGGCCGACGTGGCCGAGCGCGCCTTCGACCGCGCCGAGGCCCGCGGGCGGCTGCCCGCGCAGACCGCCTACGGCAGCGAGGGCCGCGCCGCCCTGAGCAAGTTCGAGCGCGCCGTCGCCATGGTCCGTGCGACGAATGGCATTCGCTTCGACAAGGGCAGGCACTTCCGCTCCTTCGGCGAGCAGTTGCAGGCGGTCTACACCGCGTCCAACTCGCGCGGAATGCAGCAGGACAACCGACTCGTGCGCGCGCCGACCGGCGCCGGCGAGGTCGATCCGACCGGCGGCGGCTTCCTCGTCCAGACGGACTTCGCCGAGGCCCTGTTCATGATCGCCCACGACATGGGCGACCTGCTCGGCCGCGTGAACAAGATCCCGCTGGGCGAGAAGTTCAACGGCATCAAGATCCCCGGCGTGGACGAGACGAGCCGCGCGACCGGCTCCCGCTGGGGCGGCGTCCAGTCCTATTGGGCGGACGAGGGCACGACGACGACGGCGACCAAGCCGAAGTTCAACATGCGCGAGTTTAGCCTGCACAAGCTGATGTCGCTCATGTACATGACCGACGAGCTCCTGCAGGACTCGACCGCTCTGACGTCGGTCGCCTCTACGGCGTTCGCGGAAGAAATCATGTTCATGACCGAGGACGCGATCTACGAGGGCACCGGCGCCGGCCAGCCGCAGGGCTTCATGAAGTCGCCCGCTCTCGTTTCGGTCGCCGCGCAGACCGGCCAGAAGACGCAGACCATCGTCAAGGAAAACCTCGACAACATGTGGTCGCGTCTGTGGGTGCGTTCGCGCAAGAACGCGGTCTGGCTCATCTCGCAGGACGTGCTGCCGCAGCTCTTCCAGCTCAACCAGGCTGTGGGC